AATATTATACGAGTGCCGCTTTAATCATTCAAGGGTGTACAAAATTACCTAGAAGCCCTTATAGAACTTATCTATATATTGTCTCCTGTCTCCAATACATAGGGATAGAAGTGATTGTCTCCAATACAAAACGACACTCCAAATGCCTCCACCACGTCGTTTTAAGTTGCAGAGCAAAAACTATTTCTTAACATATCCACACTGTTCTCTAACAAAAGAAGAAGCACTGGAACAATTAAAATCTTTTAACACTCCTGTCAACAAGCTGTTTGTCAAGATCTGTAGAGAACTTCACGAAGATGGGAGCCCTCATCTCCATGTGCTCATACAATTCGAAGGAAAATACGTCTGCACCAACAACAGATTCTTCGACCTGCTATCCTCAACCAGGGCAGCACATTTCCATCCGAACATTCAGGGAGCTAAGTCAAGTTCCGATGTCAAGGCGTACATGGACAAAGACGGTGATTCAATCGAATGGGGAGAATTTCAGATAGATGGCAGATCTGCACGAGGTGGTCAACACACCGTCAACGATGTTTATGCGCAGGCCCTAAATTGTGGAAGTAAGTCCGATGCTCTTCAATTGATTAAAGAGCTTGCTCCAAAAGACTACGTTCTACAGTACCACAATTTAAATGTTAATTTCGATAAAATATTTGCTAAACCTGTAGATGCATTTGTTTCACCATATCCGTCGTCGTCGTTTGACCAAGTTCCAGAGGAACTACGAGAATGGGCTAGTGAAAATGTGAAGGATGCCGCTGCGCGGCCATGGAGGCCCATTAGTATTGTGTTAGAAGGTGAGAGTCGTACAGGCAAAACAATGTGGGCTAGATCATTGGGCCTCCATAATTATCTCTGTGGACATCTAGACTTGAGCCCCAAGGTATACAACAATGACGCCTGGTACAACGTCATTGATGACGTCGACCCCCACTATCTAAAGCACTTTAAAGAGTTTATGGGGGCCCAGAGGAACTGGCAAAGCAACACAAAATACGGCAAGCCAATTCAAATTAAAGGCGGAATTCCCACTATCTTCCTCTGCAATCCTGGTCCTACCTCGTCATATAAAGAATACCTTGACGAGGACAAAAATAATGCATTGAAATCTTGGGCACTAAAAAATGCGACCTTCGTCACCATCAACGGGCCACTCTACTCAAGTTCCACAGAAGATACTGCACCAAATTGCGAAGAAGAAAATAATCCGCAGGAGACGTATTGACTTAGACTGCGGCTGCTCATATTATCTCAGTATCAACTGTCATGGGTATGGATTTTCGCACAGGGGAGTACATCACTGCAGCTCAGGCGCAGAATGGCGTCTATATTTGGAAGGTTCCAAATCCCCTCTATTTCAAGGTGCTGAGGCACAGCACCAGACCGTTCAACACCGACATGGACTACATGGAAGTGCAAATCCAATTCAACCACAACTTGAGGAAAGCGCTGGGGATTCACAAGTGTTTTTTAATCTTCCACATTTGGACTCGTTTACGTCCTCAGACTTGGCATTTCTTAAGAGTATTTAAGAACAATGTAATTAGCTATTTATCCAATTTAGGAATTGTGTCGATAAACAATGTAATTAGAGCTGTGAATTATGTTTTGTGGGATGTACTTGAACATACAGTGTACGCAAAGCAGTTGCATATAATAAAATTTAACCTTTATTAATTTGTTACATTGTCGTAGAAGTATATACGAATTTTCAATGTAGCGTACACAGGATTAGATGCATGAGTACATGCCATATACAACAACAATGCATTTTCAGTGTGATTTTCATATTTTGCTGCTTCTTGATGATTGTAAACAACATAATTGTTAACTCTAAAAAATCTCTTCACGATTGCTTGTTCTTTGCTTGCATACTGACCACCTGTCACCGTGGCTGAGAAACGATGTAACACCTGAACACGATCACGAAGATCGTTCTTGATAGTTGCTGTGCTGGGTTCATTATCATACATGTTGAACAACTCGCCGAAGCCATAAGGAGTTGTAACTGGTCGCCGGTCACGAACAAGCCAAAACATGACGTTATTAGTGTGGTTCTTCGACTTGATGTTCTCGTCCATCCATACTTTGCCAATAATATATACAGATTTCACACAGAATCTTTTCCCTACTCTATGCGTAATACCATTACCTCTAGTGACATCGGAAACGCAAAGGACCTTCCCAGTATGTGTTACGTCATGTCTCTGTTCAAAGGATTGGACCTTACAAGGTCCTTCACAACCCCGTGGAACATCACTGGTCCTTCGACCCCTGTAGAATCTGGGTTTCCGATTCATAGGCCGATTTACCCATGCTCTTCGTTTGTAAGACATGCCTGGGGCAGTGGGGGCAGCAGCAGGGAGACTGTACTGACTCGCGTAGTTTAGTCTCCGGCGTGTTATAGACATTGGCAACGACGACACTGTATCGATGGAACGCTTCGGCATAGTTTTTACAACGCAACAGGCAGATTAAATCCTTCACAAATTCACCTCCGACCGTATCAGGAGAATACGTAGCCTCTAAGCTTTGCAGATATTTGATTGCCAACATGCATCGAAACCCGTGTAGGGTTTCTGGAAAAGGATGAACGAGCGGATCCCACATCCTTGAGTAGTGGAGCGTGGTCCCTATCTTTATAGTGGGCGACCCACTAATTAAGCTTTTCAGAAGCAACGCCATTGGTCAGTCAGAAGGTTGGCTCGTGGGACCACCTTTAAAAAATTTTCGCGGCACTCGGT